AATCATAGTTTTTATATAATGCATCTCTGCTAGAAGAGTTGCTTTATCACTATCTGGTTGGCAAGGTTTTACATCTAAATCACACAAAACCTCATAATACTGTGTAAGTAGTTTTGTTACTCTTAGGTGATTATATTCTACATAAACCTTTGAGTTTGGTGATACACTATATCTTATAATATAAATACCATCTGGTATATTTTCTTGTTTAGTACCGCAATTTTCTTTTTGTAAAGCTAATGTGCATGCTGTTAAACACATGTCAAAATCTTTATCTACATTTATAAGTACTGGTACAGTGTATCCAGGAAGAGTTATTAATAATTCTTCACAGTCAACAGCTAAGTCTTTAGAATACTGACTTGTATCTTTTATACATAATAGGTTACAATTAGATACTGTTGGTATTTCTAAGCTTAATATATGTCTATCTGCCATCTCAGTTTAATTTATAAATACTATATAGATAATATACAAAAAAAACTAGAGAATATAAAATAAAAAAGGTAGGAGATTAACCCCTACCCTTTTTAAAATTAAATGTTTGTTATATTACCAAACAGCGTTATCTTCAATAGCAATCTTATTACCATTGTCTCCCGCCCATGCTTGAAGACCTTCAAATAGATCATCTAGCTGTCCTTGAGCAGCAGTATCAGAACATTTTACATAGATCTTGTAAACATACTGATCATTATCAAAAACACCTGTTGGGTTGTTGAATCTAGGTACAGAATGTTGTATATAGTAAGCTCTATAAGTAGTTGTTCTATCTACAGCAGCAAGAAGTTCGTCAGATAATTCAATTTCTCTGATTCTTGCACTGTCAGCGTTACCTTGATTATAAGGACTTTGACGGTATCTTTCAGAAAGAATTAAATCTCTAATTACTTGCTCACCTTGAGTTTGTTGCATTGAACCTGGAGTGTTTGTTGCAACACCACAATCATTACATGGGTTACCAGTCTCATCAAGTAAAGATACAATGATTTCAACAGGCTCTGCATTATAATGATCTCTAGTATCAAATGAACAATTTCCAAATACAGTATCAACATATGCTCCAACATAGTTTACTTTAGCACTTACTTTAGAAGTACCGTTTGGATCAGTTGAAGGAGTATAGTTTCCAGAACCAGCTTCACCTAGTGTTTGTTCAATAGTATATACTTCTTGAACAACTTGAGTTCCAGTAGTTACTGAAATAATAACTCCACCTTCAGATACAGTATCAACAGTAATTTGAGCATCAGTATTTCCAGCATCTACAGTAAGAACATCTCCAGCAGTATATCCAGATCCAGCAGCAGATACAGAATAAGTATCAATTGCATCACCAACTCCTAGTGTAAGAACGTTAATAGCAAATCCGCTACCGCTACCACCAGTAGTTGCAACAGCATCAGCTACAGCATAACCAGTACCTGCAGCAGAAAGAGTTGAAGTTTTAACAGCATCAAGATCAGCTTCTGCAACAAAAGGTTTAATTAGCGGATTAGCTAATACCATTTTAGACATTGTAGCAGCAACTACAGCAGGGTCAATAAATTCTTGACCATCAATGCAGCATACATTTGCTGAATCTCCAATAGAGTATGCGTTGTGATTTAAGAATCTAAGTGCAGGTGAACCTTTCACATCAATTCTCATAAATTGTGTTTTTCCACAAGGAGCACAATCAGAAGACAAAGAAAGGCTAGCTGCTGATTGACTTGCAGTAAGACAGTTTGTTTTCCACAATCTTGTAATATATCTAGGGTTAAGTCCTTTAGATTTTACAGATTCTTTGTAACCGCCATGTCCAGGATTGTTTCCAATAGTGTCTTTAGAATAAAATGAACCTTGAACTAGGTAAGCAAGCTCTCCAGTTGTAAGTGCAGGTACACCTGCTCCACCTGGAAGGGCTACTGATTCCCAATCCGCTCCATCAATCAAAGCCAACTGACCGGCAGTCAAAGCACTTGTAGCAGTACCAGCAGTCAATAATGTGCTGTCTGCAATAAACGTTTTGTTAAACGCGTGATTAAAATAAGCCATAATAAATAAAATTTATGCAGGGACCATTACCCCCGCTAGTTAATAAATAATTTGATTTGAAACAGTTTACTCTGGTGTAACAACGTGTTACAATAATAATATACAATTTTTATCTGTAAAAACAAACTAACTCAAAAATAATAACTTGTATTTTGCAGAGTTAATTGCATCTTTCACAAGATCTAAATTATTAACAATTTCTGAGTGTGGCATTACTGCCTGTAACTCATCAACTTGCATTTTTATTTCTCTCATATATTCTATTGCATCATCAACAGAATTAAGGATAGCAAGACCTTCAGATTCATACGCTAAAATAACTTCACATGCTCCTTGATATCCTTCAGCAATAGTATCAGCTAAATCAGGCAAAGCATCATAAACTTCATTTAAAGCTTTATGTTGAGCATATGAACCATCGCCTCTTACTTGAAGGTGTAATTTATGAAAACTTGTTGAAGCATTCATTAATTCTTGAACTAAACTTGCTGTCATAGCATCCACCTTTTGCATTTCGGGAGACCTAGTTTGCGTACTCTCCAAAGTAGATTTTCTTTTAAGTTTAGTACCAGAAACTTTTTTTGCTAATGTTCTTGTTTGATCCATAATTAATTATTTCTTTCTGCTGATTGCATACCTCTTTGTTGTTGATATAAATTTTCAACATCTCCGGCAATTAATGCGGCAGTATCATCTAAAATTACTTCTACTAAATCATCTTTAAATTCACAATCAACATTGGTTGTACTAATATTTCCTGTGTATGGATCAACACAATCTGCAATTTGTATGTAAGTTGGTTTTCTATAATAAGTTAACACTGGTTCTACAATGTCAAAATCTTTTCTGTAAATCCTAATAGTATTATTTATCATAGTACAGAATGTTTCTCCCCATTCAAAACTAGGATTTTTAAGAGGATCTCTCATTATTAATTGTACATTAGCTTCTTCAGCTAAATATACAGTCATTGATCTTGGATTACAACAATCATCTTTTGCTTTTGTAGTAACTTTTTTAAACTCAAGATATTCCTCTACAGGAAAATTATTTGTTTCAAAATAATCATCTGTAACTGTTCCTGTTAATGAATGCTCAATAAGTAAAGGTTGGAGATCATCTATTCTTTTTTTAGATAGTTCATCTCCTTCCTTATACATATTTCCACCATGCAAATTTCTTCTGCACCACTCTAATTGAGCTTTATTAAAAGCTTCTATAAACTGCCAACATTCAATATTGTCATAATCTTGACTATCAAGTTTATTAAGTCTTTGTTTTAGCTTTATTAAAAGAGTGTTATTATCCATTTTACTTTACTTTATGAGTTCCAATATGGTTCAACTTTGTCAAGGATAGAAAGAAGTGTTTCTTCATTTTCTGGATCCATTAAAAATGCTAAACATTCTGATGGTGATTTACCCATTCTTACACCACTATCTAAAGGTTCAATCCAACCACCAGCTTTTGTTGCAATAAATCTATAAAACAAAGCATCTTTAATTAATGCTCTTATTTTAATTTCTTCCATAGATAATGTAGATACATCTAAAAAGTTTTGAGCAGCTCTTCGTTTGTTAGACTCTGTACCAGTACCGTTAATATAATCATCCATATTTTCATATAAAATATCATTCGGTGTTGACTTAGTATATTGTGAACTATTTGTATCACAAATTTTAGAAACATACATTAATTTAGTAGTGTTTTCATCAAACATTTTTTGTAGCTCTACTAATGCTTTATTTCTAATTTTTGTTAACTCAGTTCTAGTAGTTAAACTTTCCTCCAATGTATCTAAGTAAAACTTAACACCTCTTGGACTTGATTTAGCCTCTTTAAGAGATTTAGCTATAATTGAAAATCCTCCTGCTTTTATAGCATAGATTTTAATTTTATCATATGGATCTAAATCTGGATCTAAAAAAACTGGATCATTACCACATTTAATTGAAATCTTATCCCAAAATTTAGAATTATCAGGACGCATAATTTGTAAATCATTCCAAAAAGTTGGGCTATCTGGATCAACAACATTTGCTGCTAATTCAGCTTCAAGTTCAGAAACTACTTTTCTTATTTCTTTAATCTTAGCCTTTTTTTCTTTTGGTGCTAACATTTTAACTTCAGGTGCAAATTCATTCAAACCTGTTACATATCTTTTTACTCCATTCATTTCTAGACATGCTAATGACTCTTCATGATAAACTCCATCATGTAATGCAAGTCCATATTGTTCTAACCCCATGTTTTCCTTATTGGGATTAAAAAAAGGACGTACAGCAACAGTTTGTTTTTTTGTCTGTTGATATTTTTCAACAATAGTGTAATCTTCCATTTTTGTTTGGTTTTAATTAATAATTATTATTCTCAGTCAAAAGTACATAATTATGTACAATTTATTATTAATATTTCTAAAGTCAGGATTAACCTGACTTAAGTCATTTGACTATTAAACAACTACTTTTAAAGCTCCTGATGTATGATATAAGTCACCTTTTGCAAGCCCTGCTGCTAATGCTGCTGCATTATCTGCATGCTCTCTTGCTAAGACATCTTTACCAACTGCTTTAGAAGCAAGTATTTTTGAAACATCTGAATTAGAAAATTCATATGTTTTGTTTTGTCTTTTAATATCTAGTGCCATGATCATTTATTTTAAAGGTTAAAAATAAAAAGGGAGGAGGTTTTATCCACCTCCCCTTTATTAAAGTTGTTCTTAGAATGATCCTCCTGTAACAGGGTTTCTCATTACAATTTTAAGAACTTTAGTTGGATCTTTAACCCAAATAGCTGGCATAGTCTGAGTCATATATACTCTATATCCATTGAAGTTTCCAGAAGAAGCAAATCCTTGAGTTCTTCCCATGTAGTCCATAGTACCATTTTGGTAGAACCACTTAAGTTGATTATCCCAAGAAAGTTTCAACAAGTGAATGTTATCATTTCCTTCATCAGTTACATCAAAGATAATAAAGCTATATGAGCTTAAAGGTCTTCCATCAATTAATGGATTCTCAATATCATTAGTGTTTAAGTTATCAAATGCAGGGTTAAGAACAAACTTAACGTTAGCAAGGAAAGGAATAGTAAAGCTTGTATAAGCAAAACCATAATCCAAATCCATACCTTGTCCTGTTACTGCACCAATTTCAGAAGCATTTTGAACCAATCCAGAACCATATACTTCATCAGCAATAGCTTTGTTAATTAGTTGCATACCACCGATTCCTGTTTGTACAACAAGTGATCTTTGTGGGTCTGGCCCCTTGAATTCAACTTTACCTTGATAGAAGTTATAAAGTTCAGATTTAAACATATCAAGAGTAAATGAAGATTTGTTATAAACTCTTTTGAATGAGTTGTCTAACTGAGACCACAAACCTACAGATAAACGAATATCATCTGGTCCATCTTGTTTAATTCTACCACCTTTACCCCACATTAGGTAAGTTTCAATATCTGTAGCAATTTTTGAAAGGTGTGCTGCTTCCATATTAGTAATGAAAGTACGTGTAAGAGATCCATTTTCAAATGCTTCTCTTGCACCAGCTTTACCCATTGATGCTACTAGTCCTTCAATACTAGGTACTGATGGATTATTAGGATCTGTATTAAAGTTTCTCCAGATTTCTGTTACAGGTACTGTACCATCAGCGTTAAGTCCACCTTTGATCATTAAATCTGCTCTAGAAGATACTGAATAATGTACGTGTGCTTCTGCTCCTCCTACAAAGTTGTAGAATTCACGGAAACCAGAACCTGTTTCAATATCAGAGAATCTTTCTCCATACTCACCACGTGCAGAACCTTTTCTAAAGAATTTAGTTCCTTTTGCAAGATACTTGTTATCTAAAGAAGCTGCATTGTTGTTGTTAACCAATTGCACAGTGTAAATAAAACCGTCACCAGCAGGAATAATATCATCCGCAGTGATGTACAGTTCAATACCATTATACTTATCATAAGTAATAATGTCACCATGACCAAAGGTTCTTTTGTTAATTTTAATCTTAAATGTAGTTCCATCTACACCCTTAGTTGCATTTGCAGGCTCAATGTCTGCTACAACGTAAGGAAGATCTTGTGCAATAGGAGTTTGCCACTTATACTCACCGCGAGCATTATCCACAAGAATTGTATTCTTACCACCAAATGAAGCCATTTGATACAAAGGCATTTCTACCTTTTGGGTCATAGCCCAAAGATCAATTGGTCCCATATCCATAGGCTCAGCAGAACCAAGCATCTGGGTAAGGTGATACGAATCAACATGTGAACTTGCTTTATAGCTTGTATCACGTAGGAAAATCCCATTATTTAAAACTGGAGTTGCCATAATTTGATTGTTTTAATTGTTAATATTAATTGTTACTCTATTTATTTAATTACTTAATTAAATTCTTTTAAAAATATTGTTGGCTCTTGGTATTTTTCTTTTAGCTGTTCTTTCTGCCACTGGTTCTGAATCTTTTACACCTAATGATGTAGTTCCACCAGCATTAGCTTGCTCAGTTTTAAGCTTTCTTACCGTTTGCTCTACAGATTTTTGAGCTCCTTGTGCCATGATTTTTGATTTATATCCATCTGGATCTTGCAATAACCATAATGCTTCAGAAATCAAACCGTAGTTTGGTTCAACAAATTGATATTTTTCTAATAAGTGACCTAATAGATTTGTATTTTTTCCACTTACAGATGGATATGATGGTTGTACTAAACCATTATATAACATTGCTTGTGTCTTTTTATCTATCTTTAAATCACCCAATGATCCTTCTTTTAAAGTCTCATATACATTTTTCATATATTGTTGTGATGCTTGTTCTTGTTGTTTCTTCTTAAGCTGCTGCTCTTGAAGTCTTTGTTGTACAACTTTTTCTTGCATCTTATCTAACTTTGGTTTAAACTTAGAAGCTTGTGCTTCTAATTTTCCTAAGTCTTTCCAAATTTCTATTTCTTCAGCAATCTCTTGCTCAGTACCGTATCCTGTTGCAGATAAGTATTCAGTGATAATTCTTTCCTGATCACTTTCTTTTTTAACATCAAGACTCTTACTTTCTTCAACTTGTGCTAGTGTTGAAAATAAACCTTTAATATCTTGACCACCATCTGCTACATATCGCGCTGCAATTTGTAACTCTTTAGGTAAACTTTCAAAAAACTGTCTAGGAGTTTCTCTTCTAACCTGATTAGCTTTTTCTTCAAGATTAGCTTCAATTAATTCTTCCCAATCTTTAGCAGAATATTCCTCTAAAGGTTTATCATCATCAAAGGGTACAATTTTATCATCTTTTATAAGTTTATTAAATACATCACTTATTCCAGAGATTTTTTTTCTACCTCTTTTTTCCTCTTTTTCATCATCGTCATCCTCTGTATCTATAGAATTGATTACATCATCAATATCTATTTCTTCAGATTTTTCAGATTTTAATTCATCTGTTTGTCCTACTTCTTCGTTATCAGTAGATTCTTTTTCTTTTTGTTCTGATTTAGCATTTAAATCATCCTTACCATCAAAATCCGGATCTGCAAATGACATATCAGCTTTCTCTCCTGTTCCAGCAAAAATATTTTTATTGCCTTTTTGTTCGGGTAAAGTAACATCTCCTGCAGTTGGTGCTGCATCAAAGATTTCATCTAAATTAATATCTAAAGTTTCTACTTTACTATCCACAGTTTTAGTTTTATTACTCATAATATTTGTTGGTTTTAATATTAATACTTTCTATACATATATAATATAAGAATAAACTTTAAGAATAAACTTATAATATTTTAAAAAAAATAAAGTTTTTTGCAGTATATAGCTAACAGTTATTTTTTGTCCTTATTTTCTTTTGAACTTTGGACATCATATTTATTTTTGTTTTCTCTTGCTATATCTAATTTAGTTTGTGCAATGCTTTTTTGTGCAGCAATTTTTTCTCTTTCAACACTCAATCTATTATTCTCCATAGTATTTTTACTAATGTTCTCCTCTCTTTTGAGACTTAATTGGTCTTGATATCTTTGTGATTCTCTAATATCTGCCATAGCATCCTGATAATCAGATTGTTGATTTTGATTTATATCAACCATTGAACCGTATCCAGCAGATCTAATTTCAGCAAGCAAGATATTATTTTGTCTATCTTTTTCATTTTCTTGCATTTCAACTTGAAGTTTCATTTGTTCTTCTTGTTGTTTAGCTTCAATTTGTGCTTTCTGCATTTCTTGTTGCTGCTGCATTTCTTGCTGTCTTTCTTTTTCAAGTCTAGTTTGTGAATCTTTAAGTATATCTGTTACTTCAGCAATAGAGTCTGCTTTTACAATATTTCCTAACTCATAAATACTTGCACCTGTAGTGTTATTTGTAAGGGCCATTTGTTTAAGATTTTCTAGTATAGCCCTATGGTTTGTTTTAGTTGTTGCAAAAATATTAAAATCTCTTAATAATAAATCCGTACCATTAATCATGAAATTTACTTTTTCAGCTTCTGAAGAAATATAACTTAATCTAATGCTTGGATTAGTGCTGTAGTAATATTGAGCAAGATCAGTTCTCATTTGATGAACTCTTGGCATTAGCTGATCTGAATGCTGAACAAAATACATTTCTGTTTGAGCATAAGATTGTTGCATTGCTTGGACAACTCCTGTTGCCGTTTGTTGTGAAACTGGACCACCAAGTCTCTGTGGATTTACACCTATAGCTTCAAAACATTGTTGTTTAAAGTAATTAGCTAAATTAATTCTTGACATCAATCTATTAGTTTGCTCCATATTTAGAGTTTGATAATGATTGAAATTAGTTGCGTTTTCAGTATTAGTGATAGAAGTATCAAGAGGTAGCATCTGGAAATCCTTCATTGCTACAAATGCTTTGGCATAATTATTTTTACCCCAATCTTCTCCCATAGAATGTCTTGGTAGTGCATTTTGATCAAACATAATTACAGTACCTAATTCATCTATAAGGATATCTGCAATTTGATTGTTAACCATATTATAACCAACTTGGTATGCTTTCATTAAATCAACAAGCGATGTAGATCTAGTGTTTCTATCTGAAAAAACTCTACCTTCTACAGGAAGCTTGCAACCATAAAGTGTATTATTACCTTTAAATTGAAATGGTATTCTTCCAGGTTTAGTTCTATTTATACCAATATAAATTGGGTTAATGTTATCAGCCATTGTTGACCGCCACATAGCAGGTAAATTTGGTCCAATTTTAACACCTCCCCATACTTCGTTAATCCATATCCAATCAATATGCTCTCCTTGAAGTAAAGTTTCTTTTGATTTATTTTTAAAGATGGATGTATCATAAACAGCTTTTTCTGTTATTTTATATGTTTCATCAATAATCTCTTGGATTACTGTACCATCCATTTCTATTTTAGTAAGATGCCCAATTTTTCTCTGCGTCTTCCAATAAATAGTAGAAACTCTCATTAGATTTCCTTCATCAAGAGGTTTCATATCTTCAGAATTTTCTAATATCTGAGTAACAATGTCACCACCTACTGCCGGATTATCCCAATAGTTACTTGTATACTGTCTATATGGTAACCCTGGCATATTTGTATTCCATTGATGAGATCTTGTTGCATCATAATACGATCCATCATTTTGATAACCATTTACTTGATATTGTGCTGATCTTGCAGGATATATTTTATCTAATGACTTTAATTGTTTTTCGTCCATTAAATATCCATATCTATCTATTACATCAGCAACAGTCATAAGATCAATTTTACCAACATAATTAGAATCAGAGATATATCTTTGATCAGGTGACTTTTGGTAAAAAGTAAGAACTGGATTCCATAATTCTACATCATAATCATCTTCTAACATTCTAAAATGCCAAAATTCTCTATCAGAAATTAACATATCTCTAAATGCTCTTTCTTCAAGTTCTTGCATATGAAATCTTTCTTCATCTACTGCAAGTTGATGAGATGCCCACTCTTCTACCATACTTCTATAGTTCTTGCTAAAGAAGTCTTCTATTTCTGGTAAAGTTTTTAAGTTGTCTGGATTAAGCTGTTGCTTAGCTTCTTCAGATGCAGGATCTAATCCCATTTCTATCATCTTCATAACTAAGTTTCTTTCAGCATCTGCAAGTAATGACTCTTCTATTTGCATTCTTTTTTCTTCTAACATTTCATTGTAAGAAGTATCATCAACAGCTCTGAACTGTACTTTAGAATATCTTTTTGCAAATTCACCTGTAAGTACATTAACAACATTTGGAATAATTGGGTAAAATTTAAGTTCTAAAGCTGAATTATTTTCTTCAGTTAAAACATCCATTAATTCTTTGTAATCATTGTCAGGCTCAACAATGTAGTCTGATTTATCAATTATACCTTTTGCTAACTTATAATTTTTTAAAAGTCTTCGGGCATTTGTGCGTAAGAATTCAATACCCTGTAGTTCTAGCCAATCAAGATTCCAAGCAGCCCAATCATCTGTTTTTTTAGAATAAGGAAGGAATTGAGTTGGTTGCGTAAGACTGGAAAAAGTAGGTCCTCCGTCAGCCTTAGCACCATTTTTTAATTGCATTGCGTTTAATACTCTCATGTAAACAAGTTTTGGCTATTTAATATTTTTAAAACCAGATCTTCTAATTTTTGGTCCCATACCAGATCTATTACGCCCTAAATTTTTAAACGCACTGGTATACTTTAATTTACTGATTTTTTCTGAATTAACCAAAGAATCATTTTCTGATTCACGTCTTTTAGCATAACCTCTATTAGATTGCTGAATTTTAACAAATGCAACAAGTGCACCAAAAGCTACAAGTCTATCTACGTTAAGTCCAGGATAATAAGCAAGCATCTCTTTAATTAGCATTGGATCAGGTATTCTTTCTACACCTAAAGTTTGGGTCATTACTTCTCCCTCATCATCTAAATCTTCATTAATTACTTCTCTTATGTATTCTATTGCATATGATATAAGATGACTTTTAAATAATGTACCTGTGTTTTTCCAACCATACTCTTGATATACAGTTCTATTTGACCCAAGGTCTTTTAAAAAAAGTATTTGTTGTTTTGGGACAAGATATTTTTGTTTTTTTCTTGCAATCATATGTTGAATAAATAATGATATGTTATTTTCAACAATTGTCCATGCATTATACCATTCAATAATTAATTCTAATCTTTCATGAGTTTTATTAATATCATCAAATCTACCACACCATGCAGCTACAATTTTATCCTTTTCTATAAATTGTTCAACCCCACCGCCTTGTGTTTCTCTTGTTACTTCCACTGCATTTTTATAAACAAATATGCTGCATAATGAGTCAGATGTAGTTGTTTTTCCTTCAGACACGGGGTCAATAGATGCATAGTAAGAACTAAATTCAGGACGCTTTGATGCTGGTCTCTCCCATACAACAATAGATCCTGTTTTATCAGTAGCTTTTTTGTCTACAGGAAATTGTGATATTGGTAGTTTATTTGTTCTTTTTGCTACAATGCCTTCTTGTTCACGTTCTAAATCTATAAGTTCATATGAGTATTCTTTTTCTTCAATTTTTTTAAGTTGTTTTGAAAGTATCCCTTGTGGAAATATAGATGCTTTTCTATATGCAAATGCTTCTGCAATATTTTTAGGTTTTTGAGATATTCTTAATTGATATTGTTCAGGGGATAAATCATTCTTCCATCTTTCCCTTTCAGCATTTATTGCTTCTAATGCTTCTTCTATTTGTGAATTACCGTATTTATCAATATAAGGTGGCATAGACCACTGTTCTGGAATAAACAGACCTGCCATACCAATTGTACCATCAGCATCCATTAAATTAGTTTCTACGGCATAAATATCATTAGCACTAGGATTCATAATCATATCCTTTAAAGGATTACATTGTTCAAGATCACCAACAGATCCAGCAGCTATAAACATTCCAGTAGTTACCATACCGGATGACATTGCTGGACGTAGATATTCATAAGTCTCCATCATTTTTGGTGCAATACCAGCTTCTTCATGAAAAAAATATGTACAAGGTCCACCTACACCTGTTGTTGCATTTTTTTCAAAAGATGCACCTTGTATCTTTGATTTTAAACCCCTTGATGTTTTTCTATTACCAACCTTTACTTCAATTTGTTGTTGCCATAATAGAACCTTTTCTGGATTACTAGGCCTATACCAAGCTGTGTGCTCATTTAAAAATGTCTTGTATTCCTCTAAAAATTTCCAAGATCCTTTATCATTAATATAGTCTTTTAATGATGCTCCAATCTTACATATAGAACCTTCTTCAAACCAATATTGATTTACAATTTTTGCCATATGAAAATAAGATGATGCAATCTGTCTTTTCTTTAATATAGCCGAATGTTGATTATTTAACTCTGCAAGAAGCTCGTATAAAGCCATATGGTATTGTGCATCACGCACTTTTGCAAAACCGTATTTTTTTTCCTCTTTATCAAAGATGGGTAAAAAGTTTAACCACATGTAGTAATCTCTAGTCAAATACCATTCTTTGCCTTTATTTTTGTATATAACACCATTCCTACATTTATTCTTTTGATCATTCCAATAAGCTATATAATCTTTTGATCT